AACGATCGCGGTTACCCGACAGATCTGCGTCACCAATACGGTGAATATTTCTATGTCAGGCAATGGTCCGTTGTCGACGAGTCAAACCCTAGCGCCTGACCTTTTCCTCGAGAATGACGATGCGCTCTCGGTTGGCGTGGATAAGATCGCGGTTTGTCTGAATCTCTTTTTCAAGATCCTGGCGCAGCTTCTCCCGCGCCAGCTCGGCGCCGGTATTGCTCGCTTGTTTGTTGTCGCTGGTGACTACCAGAGAGATCTTGGCGTTGAGCACGGTCACGTCGTGGCTGAGTTTGTCCAGCGATGACATTAAATAGACAACGCAAGTGAACAGGATCGGCAGCACGGCAAATGCTGTCTTCTCGATTAGTTGGCTTTTTGCTTCCAGTTTCTCAGTCATGACCGACCTCACAAGCTGCTGACGTCAATAATATCACCGCGAAAATCAATCATTCCCTCGGAGTGTTTGATCGCTAATTCAGGAAACAGCAGCCGGGAATCTCGGAATGTAAGCACGGCAAACCCGGATCGCCAGTTGACCGGATTGTCTTCAAGGTAGTCGTTAAATTGCTTTCCGTCGATGTCGGCTAGTGTTCCGGTGTCAACGCCATAGCGGTTTCCACGGTAGTCACTATATGGCGTACATTTCAACGAATGCAGATGACCAGTAATGATGCTGGTGCCGGCGCCCATCGTGTTCGTATGCGTCGCGTGGATGCCGTTCTTATACCGATGCTTGACCACCACGTCATCGGTTAGCCAGCAGCTCCAGCACGGCTTCCATGCCTGAAAATGGTCTTTCAAAGTAAAGCCGGCAACACCCTCATAACCTGGCGCGTTTGCCGCCAGAAAATTCTCAAAGCGACTGTCGTGGTTGCCCAACGGCCAGATCAGTTGCACGTTATGCCGAGCCGCTTTAGCAACAGCCTCAATTTCTCCCAGAGCCTCTTGGCACGCAGTTAGCTCCTCGCGGACCGAGGGCTGTTGAGTCCAACCGATTCTCGGGAATCTGCTGATCGAGGCGCCGTCAAATGCGTCGCCGTTATTTATAACAGCGTAGGGTTTGAGCTGGCTAATCGCCCACAACAATCCCTTAAACGCCGTGGTTCTCACGTTGGGCCAGAAGTGTGCGTCAGAGAATACAATCACCACGCCGTCCGTGATGCCAGCATGGTGCCGCGCTTTGGTCAGATGATGGGTTTGCAGATGGTCAAACGCTCTTGCCGTATCTGCTTGCGCTACAAGTTGGATTTTTAGTTTTGCTTCCAACCGGCGCCGATTCTGATGCGCCCATCGCTCGGTGCATCCAAATGCTTGAGCAACCTTGGCCGCGCTCTTTAGTCGATTCCACGCCCCAAGAAAATCCTCATCGGAGACCTTTTGATTCCCCTTCATTTTTTAGCACCATTTGTTGCGTTGGTGCTAAATATCACGTAAAGGTTACGATGTCTAGTTCCAACCGATTGTTTTATATATTTTTTTTCGCGTACTCTTCAACAGCGTTAACGCGCTTTGTCCAGCCCTTTCCGAAGACCGGATACGCTTTCAGTTTCTCAAGAAATCTCAGCCTCAGATCGCAGTAATCTTCGATCAAATCGACCGCTTTCTCACTGTTGACCGCTGCCATCGTGAGCTTGCCAATGACTCCATCGTCATCAACGCCGACCACGCGCTGCAAGAATATGATTGCCTGTTTAGGTCCGCTGTTGACCGCGCAATCAAAGACGCAGTAGTCAAGACCAGCCGGCAAATCGTCGCCCCAGACCTTGTTCCAAAATCTCCCGCGATAGAGCGGCACTACGTCAGAGACGGAGAGATTGCGCATACATTGTTCGTCGGCACTCTCACCTGTCCAGTCCTCCCAAGTGCGCTTGGTGACGCCGTGGTTGGTCATTCCACCGGGATCGCTTGGATGATTGCAGTACCCGCCTTCAAACCCAAGGGTTAGACGCAGAGCATCGTCAAAATTGTCTTTCATTACTTGGTCCGCAACAGTTGGTCTTTGGCCTGGCTTCCGGCTGAGCTGCCGAAGTAGAACGCGATAATACCCGTCCAAGCTGTTCCCAGGGAACCCAACATCATCATTAAAGCGTCTGACGTCTTAAATTGTTCCGTCATCAGACCAACCAAGATGCCGAAAAATCCAACCGTGATTGACAGCGCCAGCACCGATGGAATGAACGATTTGGTGGCCGACTGCATCTCACGCGCAGACTTACGGTCTTCAACGGAGAGCTTTTCAAAGTCAAGCCCAAGCTCCTGCGCTCGAGCTGCCATCTCAATCTCAGCGAGCTTAATCTGACCGATCTGATCCGCTGTTAGCTTGCCGCTCTCAATCGTTGACTGGACGTCCTTGGGGTCGATGCCGATCGCCTTTGATACCGCTTCAACAGCCAGTCCGGCCAGCGGGCCACCAAGTGCTGTGGCAATCGTCGGAGCTACGCTTTTGAGCCACTCCATTATTTAGACCAATGGCTAACGACCCAACCGGCAGCGGTGCTCAGCCCTGAGATAACAGCCATCCCAAACCAGAACCCGCCCTTCGACTGATTCGCAAGCTCAAGCAGCTTCTTGATGTCGGCTTGCATATCTGCGACCTGCTTCTCTAGCAGATCGACCTTGGCGATTAGCTGACCGTATTTGATGGGATCGAAGTCTGACATAACTGACTCACGGTTTGTAATTCAAGAATTCTTTGAGCTTGGTTTGTTCTTTCTTGATTTTTCGAGATTTTACAAGGTTCGCTCCAGCTTGTTTGGCAGCAGCAGCCAACATACCGCCAACTACCGGCGTGTCAGTTGTCGCTTGCCCAATAAGCTCGCCGGCAACTGTAAACGGAGCCGTTCCTAAAAACGCACCCAAAACCGTTTCGCCGCTGCCTGACGTGCTTAAAACGTCTTTAGGGTTTGTCTGAATTTCAGCAACAACCTCATTGAGCGTGCGGTAATGGTTAGCCCACTCAGGACCAAATACCAGATCCAACTTGCCGCTCTTGTCCAGATTGGTTACCAGCTTGTTTAGTTCTGCCGTCGAGACATAGCGCCGACCTTTGGTGTCGAGCTGCGCTGACTTGGTTGTACTTTCTAAAATATGCTCGCCAAACCGACCTTTGATGTCTCGCACCAACTGTTGACCATCTGGACCAGAATTTTCCAACAGATTAAAAACACGTTTTACCTGGTCGCCAGACTTCCCAAGGAAAAGCTGATCAAAGATTTTCTCCGTAGGAACAGCCTTGTCGTTTGTGTTTTTCTTAATCTCATTGATCGACCTAACCGTGCTTTGCTTTTGGAAATCTTCTTCCCATTGCGCTCGTTTCTTGCGAGCTTGCTTGTACAAGTCGCCGCCAGCATTTTCGCTGATCTGATCCATCAGACTTTTGACTTTTGCTGCTAACGCCTTTTCTCTTGGAACCGTAAAGTCGGTCTCATCATTGATTGCCTGTCGAACATCTTCAAGCTGAAGTGCGCCAATTTTTCCAGATCCGGTCGGGTCGTTTGCCGCAAGTTCTTCCTCAATGATGCCGTACAAAGGATTTCTGTTTCTACGAGACGGTCTGTTTTCTGTTGATTTTTTAATAAAATTCAAAACAGGCGTGTAATCAACGGGTTCTACAAGTTCACCCTTTGCGTCTGCCGCCTTGTAATCATTTTGATAGTCTTGCTTTCTTTCTTGCTTTATTTTTGCAACGTATTTTTCAATGTTCTGACCTAAGTCAACCGGCGAAATCCCCTGCGCTTGAGTGCCGGTCGCTTCAATCCCCGCTTGCATATTGCCCTGCACCTGCGCGTTTTGCTCAGCGTTGCGCTCAAACACTTGGTCGGCCAAATACGGAGTCTTAGCAGCAACCGCGCCATATTTGACGTCAGATGGGTTTTTAGTTGCTTGCGCTCTTGTGTAGGTAATCGGAATAGGTAAGCTCGCCGCTCGCTCCACGCGCATGCGTGGCGTGTCAACAGCAGCCGCACCAACGCTGCCTGGTGTTGCTGTTGCCCCTGCTTGTTGAGCTTGCGCTGCTGCACGTGCTTGCGCTTCTCTTAAGCTCGGAGCGTTAGCAAGATCTTGGAACGCTTGTTCTTTTGCTGCTTTTTTCTCTGCGAGCTGCGCTTGCAAATCAGCGTAAGCAATCCGTGGCTTTGGCTGGCCTGGCGCCGGAGCTGCCGCAGTCGGTGCGCCGATGCCAGGCTCAACCCGTGGTGCTGCCGGCTTAGCTGCAAACTGGTCGCGCAACGCTTGCTCGGCGCC